GATCTTGGGCTCAGTGGGTTAGGGCTGCGTCAGGCATATAAAACCGCAAGGCAAGCTAATCCAACAATAGGCGAAGCCGCCGCTAGAACGTATCAGGTAGGGCAATTTTTACAAAAGCCAGACGGCTACAAAGGCGTTGCAGGAAAGCCAGACGTTGTGTCTATACCGAATGAAGGAAAGTTTGCAGCAATGCCAATCGGGCCTATAGAAGAAGCTGCAATATCTTATATGAAAAAACGAGGTATGGATACGTCTGGATTTACAGAGTATCCGCCTTTTAGCGAAGAGCGTGCAAAATTTATTGCTGCGGCTTATGATTTGATGTCGCACTCTCCACAAAACAAAGACGTTAAAAAAGCTTATGACGCCATGATCCAAGAAACTATGGACCAATATAAATCGTTAAAAGATAGCGGTATTGATTTTCAATTTATGAAAGAAGGTATGGATGATCCTTACGCTGCATCTCCTGCTATGGGCTATCAAGATTTAGTCGAAAGAGGTAGATTATTTGTTTTCCCAACTGATTTTGGCTTTGGAACCTCTGCATCTTTTGATCCTAAAACAAACCCTCTACTAACCAAAGTCGGTAAAGTCGGAGATAAAGAAGACGCGGTGGCAAACGATGCGTTTAGAGCTGTTCATGATATTTTTGGACACTTTGGTTTTGGAAACCCGTTTTTTAGACATAAAGGCGAAGAAAGAGCGTTTTTAGAGCATAGCAGAATGTACTCCCCAGAAGCTCGAGGCGCTATGACATCTGAAACTAGAGGCCAAAACAGTTGGTTAAACTTTGGCCCATATGGCGCATCGAACAGAACGGCGAGCACTCCCGACACAGTTTTTGCAGATCAAAAAAGTGGATTGATGCCTCAATTTACATTTGAGCCCGAAGGTATGCCAGACCCAGATATGGCTAAAGATTTACTTGAATATATGAAAAGGTTTAACAATTGATTTTTGGCGGTATAAAACATAGATCTTTTGGACAGTGGGCAGAAGAAGAAGACAAACTAGAGGCTGAAGCTGAAGAAAATAGGCAGAAAGAAAAATTAAACCCTTCGCAATCAACGCAATACGACGTAAGAGGTAAAACATGGACTACGAAGTAAACAAACTCGCAGAAGAGCTCGAGCAGGAGCTGAACCCTGACGTTATGCCAGACGAGGAGTTACAAGGAATTGTCGGTAAAGAGATTGACGACGCAATCGACTTTATCGACAACCATATTTCGCCACAGAGGGCGGCGGCTACTCAATATTATCGGGGCGAGCCGTTTGGTAACGAAGAAGATGGGCGCAGCCAAGTTGTGTCGATGGATGTACGTGATACTGTGCAAGCAATTATGCCGTCGCTAATGCGTATTTTTCACGGCAGCGACCAGACTGTTGAATACGTGCCGCAGGGTCCGGAGGACGTTTCCGCAGCTAAGCAGGCCACCGATTATGCTAATTACATTATTAATCGAGATAACAATGGCTTTCTTGAAATGCACGCTGCGTTTATGGACGCACTAGTGCGTAAGGTTGGCATATTAAAAGTCTATTGGGACGACCAAACAAAGTTTGAAACTATTCCATACACCGGTCTGGATGATATGGCTCTTGCTGCGCTGATGTCTGAGCAAAATGTCGATGTAGAGATTGTGGTGTCTAAACCTATGGGCGAGCCAATGCAAGATCCTATGACCGGTGAGGAAATGCCTGCTCCTATGATGCACGATGTAAGGGCCACGTATACCCACCCAGATGGGCGTGTGAGGGTTGAGGCCGTGCCTCCGGAAGAGTTTCTTATTTCACGCGAAAGTAAATCTGTTGAGCAAGCCGATTATGTTGCCCACCGCCGGATCGTAACTGTATCTGAGCTTGTAGCGATGGGCTATGATTACGACGAGGTGGCAGAGCTTGGCGCGTCATACGACGACATGGATACAAATGTGGAGCGATACACGCGAAATAGGGCGCTTACAAACGAGATGAACGAGCGCAGCGATCCAGCTATGAAAAAAGTGTTATACGTCGAAAATTATATTCGCGTTGATTATGATGGTGATGGCATTGCCGAGCTGCGTAAGATTTGCTCGGCCGGAGACGGAAATAAAATCTTAATGAACGAGCCGTGTGATATGGCTCCGTTTGCAACGCTATGTCCAGATCCAGAGCCACACGACTTCTTTGGCATATCTGTGGCCGACACAGTCATGGACGTGCAGAGAATCAAGTCGTCTATTATGCGTAACACGCTCGACAGTTTAAGCATGTCAATCCATCCACGGGTAGCAGTTGTCGAAGGCATGGTAAACATTGACGACGCAATGTCTACAGAAGTAGGATCGATTATACGCCAGAGAGCTGCCGGACAAATACAACCGCTCAGTATGCCGTTTGTCGGTCAAGCTTCTTTTCCAGTGCTCAAATATATGGATGAGGTCAAAGAGGCTCGCACGGGCATATCTAAAGCGTCAAAAGGTTTAGATGCTAATGCTTTGCAATCTAGCACCGCAACAGCCGTAGCAGCTACTGTAAGCGCCGCACAACAACAAGTTGAAATGATTGCGCGTATATTTGCAGAAACTGGCGTAAAGCGCATGTATGAGCTTGTTCTTAATCTGGTGACGACTCATCAAGATCGTGAGCGCATGATAAAGCTTAATAATAACTTTGTGCCAATTGATCCGCGTGTGTGGAATAGCGATATGGATGTTACAGTAAACGTAGCTCTAGGACGCGGTTCTGACACCGAGCGTATGCTTATGCTGCGTCAGATCGCAGAAATGCAGAAAGATGCAATGCAGACTATGGGGGCAATTAACCCACTTACTGATATGCAGAAACTATCTAACACATTAAAATCTATGACAGAAATAGCAGGATTTAAAGACACTTCACAGTTTTGGGGAGATCCATCGCAGTTTAGACCTCCGCCACAACCTGCGAAACCGGATGTCAATGAGCAGCTTATCCAAGTGCAAATACAGCAAATACAAGCAGACATACAGAAAAAAGCTGCCGAGCTGCAAATGGAGCGTGAGAAGTTTCAGCTCGAAGATGATCGTAAACGTGACGAGCTAGAGGCGGAGCTGTTTGTAAAAGCCGAAGAAATGAAAGCTAAATATGGCACGCAATTGAACGTCGAAAAGATAAGGTCAGATCTGGCAATAAATCGGGAAGTTATGAAGGCGCAGGCCGACGTGATAAAAGAGGCTGCGCGTGAAAACTAAACAACAAATTATAGATGACGGGAGAGAGGCGGAGCGCCTTCTTCTTGACACAGATCTCAAAAGATTTTTACAGGAGATCGAGCAGGATTGTTGGTTTGAGTTTAAATTAACTGAAACCAGTGATAGTGATAGCCGTGAGGCTATTTACATGAAATTACGCGGCGTCGAAATGGTTCGCCAGTCGCTGCGTGCAATGGTAGATAACGGGGCTATTGAAATTAAAGCAAAATAAGCCCATAATATGGAGTTAATGAGATGGCAGAAAACAACAACCCACAAGGGACTGATCTGTACAGTGCTCAAAATGCAATCAGAGCCATACTTGCGCCCGAAGAGGATAACGCTGCGGCAACTGATGCGCTTGAGGCCGAGACCACTGAAGAAGTAGTGGAGGAGGCTGAAGCCTCTGAGGAGATGGAGGCAACTGAGGAAGATAATTCAGTTGTTGAAGGATCTGAGGAGGAACTTGAAGTCGAGGAAGATGCAGAAAGTTCGGAAGACGAATCCTTCGATATACTAGGGGCCATAGTAGAAGTCGATGGTGAAGAGATAACCGTCCAAGAGCTGAAAGCAGCTAATCTTAGGCAGAGAGATTATACACGTAAGACGCAGGAATTGGCAGAACAGCGCAAAGCGTTAGAAGCCAAAGAATCTGACATCGAGCGTGAACGTGCACAATATGCTCAGATGTTGCCTGCTTTGCAGCAACGGCTTGAGCAGAAGGAGCAGGAGCCGGATTGGGACACACTGTATGACACAGACCCTAAGATGGCAGCGAAGGCAGAACGTCAATGGCGGAAGCAACAAGAAGAGCGTGAGGCTCAAATTGCAGCCGTTCAGTCTGAGCAACAGCGATTGCAAAAATTGCAGCAAGAAAAGGTGCAACAGATGCAGGAGCAATATGTTACTCAACAGCGCGAGATGCTGCCGGACATCATACCCGAGTGGCGCGACAGTAAAGTTGCGGCGCAGGAAGCAACCCAGATTAGGGACTTTCTACTTGGCGAAGGATTTACGGAGCAAGACATTTCGGGTTTGGCAAATGCTACGCTTGTGAAGTTAGCGAGGAAAGCCATGCTATATGATCGAGGAGAAACGCGAGTTGCAGAGGCAAAGGCAAAGCCTAAAAAAACACGCGCCAAGACATTAAAAAGTGGCTCAAAAGCATCACAGCCTAAACCTACATCAGAGGCACAAAAAGCAATTCAGAACGCAAAACAATCCGGCCGCATCCAAGACGCGGCTTTAGCAATAAAAGCCTTACTATAGGAGACTTATAAATGGCTATTGTAGCAAATACTTTCACGTCTTTTGACGCAAAAGGTATTCGAGAATCATTAAGTGATGTTATCTCGAGTATCGCTCCCGAAACTACGCCTTTTCAAAGTAATGTTGGCTCTAAGACAGTATCCAATACTTACTTTGAGTGGCAAACTGACAGCTTAAACGCCGTAAGTAAGACAGCCAACATCGATGGGGATGACGTAGGTTCTTTTGATTCTACTTCAGCAACTACTCGCGTTGGTAACTATACGCACATTCTACGTCGTACATTGATTGTCGCTGACAACCTTGCAGCGCAAGACCTTGCAGGCCGCAATGATGAATTGGCATATCAAATGGCCAAGCGCGGCAAGGAAATCAAGCGCGATTTAGAGGCTGTACTAACTGATAACAATGCTCAAGTAGCAGGTAATAGTTCAACCGCACGGGAAACCGGTGGTCTTGGTGCTTGGATTGCTACTAACGATGTTTTCAATAGTTCAGACGGAGCTTCTCCAACTGGCGACGGTACTGATGCTCGTACAGATGGTACGCAGCAAGCATTTACCGAAGCAATGTTGAAAACTGCTATGCAAAATGCATTTACAGCCGGTGGTGAGCCAAGCATCTTGATGGTTGGACCTCATAACAAAACCGTTGTATCAGGTTTCGCAGGTATCGCGGCGCAGCGTTACATGGCTCCAGACAATGCACCGACCACAATAATCGGTACGGCAGACGTCTATATGTCTGACTTTGGAACCTTAAATGTTGTGACAAACAGATTCAGTAGAGATCGGGACGCATTTTTCTTAGACCCAGAATATGCGGCTGTAGCTACTCTACGTCCTATCCAACAGGTCGAACTTGCCAAAACTGGTGACGCTGAGAAGCGTATGATCATTGTTGAGGCAGGGCTAGAGATACTCAATGAGGCTGCTCACGCAGGCGTATTTGATCTGTCTACATCATAATATAGTCGGGGCGGCGCTAGTCGCCCCACTTATTTGGAGTGCAAAATGAAGCGATTATTTGATAGAGATCCTGCAACTGGAATAACCAAATACTGGCATGTCACTGACAAAGGCGAATATGTCGTTGAGACAAAGCAAGATGTCTCCGCCATAGCCGAGAGAAATAAAAACGAATATAAAGAAACGCCCAATAGATACAAAGACGTTAATAAAGTAGCGTCAATCCCACTTTCAGTGTACTATGAGCTCAAGCGTCGAGGGATTGCAGATGATCCAAAGGCGATGCGTAAATGGCTTAACGATAGTAATAACCAAGTATTTAGAACAAGGGCCGGCACATTATGAGCATTACAACTTACTCTGAGCTCAAGACATCCATAGCCAACTGGCTAAACAGAGATGACTTAACAAGCGTAATACCTGATTTTATCGCATTAAACGAAGCTGATATGGATCGAAGAATAAGGCATTGGCGTATGGAGCAAAGAGCCACCGCAACTATTGACACAAGATATACAGCTCTGCCTTCTGATTTTATGGAGGCCGTAAGATTTCATTTAGACGTAGACGAGCGGCCAATAGAATTGGCTACACCTTTATTTCTACAAAAGAAAAGAAACGAAAACTCTGACACAACTGGACGACCGCAGTATTATGCAGTTATCTCAGGGCAAATTGAAGTTTGGCCGAAGCCAGACACAACATATACCGGTGAGCTTTATTACTATGCTCGAACTGCAACGTTAAGTGATAGCAATACTTCTAATTGGATCTTAACCTATTTCCCAGATACCTACCTGTATGGCTCTTTAATTCATAGTGCTCCATATTTAGTTGATGATGCTCGCGCTCAGACGTGGTCAGCATTGTATCAAAGTGCAATCAGTGGTATAAACGGCAACAATGACAAAGCTAAATATGGTGGCTCTGGTCTGCGTATGCAAATTAACAGTTATTCATAGGAGTAAAAATGGCAAGTATTTCGGATTATGTTTTAGACGCTGCGCTCGCTAAGTTAGATACCGAGGCAGATCGTATTGATATTACGTCACAAGAAGCCACTACATATACAGGGGCGACGAGCACATACACGCTTGGAAACTCAACATCATTGTCGTTTGGCTCTCCAGAAGATGGTGACACCTCTGGCCGCAAAGTAAGGGCAGGAGCTATTACTGATGGATCGGTAACTGGAACCGGAACTGCAACCCATTTTGCTATAGTAGACGTTTCCGCAACAAGGCTATTAGCCACGGGATCTCTTTCTACATCTCAAAGTGTAACATCTGGTAACTCATTTACGATTGCAGCATTTGATATTGAAATCCCTGACCCATCATAGGTGACACATGGTTAAGTTAGTTAACAGAGCCAAGATGACGACAAGCACCACCGGCACTGGAACTATTACTTTAGGATCGGCCTCGGTAGGATTTCAAACATTTACAGATGCAGGCGTATCAAACGGTGATACCGTTAGATACGTAATTGAAGATGGGAATAACTTTGAAATAGGCTCTGGCGTTTACACGGCAAGTGGCACAACTCTTTCTCGCACTGTAAGCGAAAGTAGCAACAGTAATAATGCAATAACTTTAAGCGGATCGGCAGTTGTATTTATTTCAGCAACCGCCGCCGATTTATTTCTCGATGAAGATTATGGTCTGATTACTGGCACAGTTGATAACATAGATGATTACGGGAGCGTTGCATAATGGCAAAGCAAGTACAATTTAGACGCGGAACAACTTCGCAGCATAGTTCATTTACTGGCGCTGTTGGTGAAATTACAGTTGATACTGACAAGGATACGGCGGTTGTCCACGACGGCTCAACGGCTGGCGGCCATCCACTTGTCAAGCAGCTATCTGATCTAAGCATTACGGCTACAGCGACGGAGCTAAACTACGTAGATGGCGTCACAAGCGCAATACAAACGCAGTTAGACGCTAAACTTTCAGATTTAGTAAGCGATTCTACACCGAGCCTAGGCGGTAACCTAGATACAAATGGGCAAGACATTGTCACATCATCTAACGCAAACTTAGACCTTGCGCCTAACGGTACTGGTAAAGTTGTTGTAAGGGGCAATGATAACTCGGGTAAGATTGTGCTTAACTGCGAGAACAACAGCCACGGTGTTACAGTGGCAAGCCCACCACATTCTGCAAGCGCAACTTATGAAGTAGCACTGCCAAATGCTCTTGGCACTACAAACGCAAGTGCTTTCGTAACAACAGATGCAAATGGTGTAGCTACGTTTGATAATGGCACAATCGAGGAAA